TTGGAGGCTCGCATGAAGTAGCGGTCGATCATGTCGTCGTCATCCTGTGGGAGATAGGTGGTGGTTGGTGCGGGCGGTTTCGGCGTGCCGGTTAGGCGGCTCATGAACTCGTCGACGGGCCAGTTGAAGCCCGGATCCCAATGGTCGGTGCCGATGCCTGATTCGGAGCACAGCCGGTGGGAGGTGATGCCGGGTTGACGGGCGGCGAGCCCGTCGGCCTTGAGCCACTGTTTCGGTATTCCGTAACGGTCGCACAGGGACCCGACAAGATCCACCAGCAAATCCAGTTGCGCTGACCCGTCGGCGGTCAACCAGTCGTCACGGCTGAACTCGGCGTAGCCGGTCTGCTCAATGCCGATGGAAGCCGAACCGAGATAGGTGTTGGCGTTTCCAACATGCCACGCCTCGTTCGGTGGCCGGACACCGCACACAACCTCGCCCGGATCGACCATGTAATGCGCCGATGCCTGCGGCGAGGTAGGGCCAGCGAACCACTGTGCAACCGAGCGAGCCCGCCCACGTTCCAACGGGCATTCCATGGAGTGAATGACAATGAGGCGAGGCGTGCCGGTTCGAGCCGTCCAGTTGCGGGCGGCGATGAACGGGATGGAGTCAAGATCCATTAGGCTGGCGCACCGGACGGGCCGATGTCAGTGATGATCACCGAAAACGGAGTGATTGTTTCAGTGCCCGAAGCTGAAGCGTTCACGGCGGAAAGCTGCCATGTTTGCGTGCCGCTGGCGGTTGAGGTGTAGATGAACTGGCCGGTGGAACTGACCTGATCGGATGCTGTACGCGGCGTCCAGCGGATCAGCGGGTTTTTGAGATCCGTGCCGGCCGAGTTTTCAACGAACAGGGTAGACACTGCGTTGATGGCGGTGCCGTTGTTGAGCTCCGCTGTCACCGAAAACAGATAGTTGCGCCGGTTGACTGCGGTCCAAGTAAACGTGGACGAGTTGCCTTGCGTCGTGGTGAACGTGAACGCTGCCGGTGTCGCCGAGATCGCCACGTTGCCCCACGGCATGTTCCATGGCTGACGCCAGGTATTTGCCGAGGTGTAGTGATAAATGCCTTCGCTGACGGCGTTGCTGGTGATCGTTGTGACCATGCCCGCAACAGGAACAGTGATCGCTGAGGTTCGAGCCGCTGTGGACGCAAACGGGGTGACAACCTGATCACGGACGTTGGTGTTGGCCCAATCGCTGGTGATGTAGTCACCGGAGTTGATGGTTGTGTACGGCATGAACCCTCCCGGGCATATGAGGGGGCTACCAGCCCCAGCGGGTCACATCAAAGAAACCGGCTTTTTCGTACAAGCCGTCAAACAACGCGATTCCGACGTTCTGATAAGCGGCAGCCGAACTGAATGCGACGGTCGTGAGCCAGTTGTCGGGGGTGATGGAATGCGAAATGCCCTCGATGAAACACAGCTGCTGAATCTGCGTTGTTTCATGGATGGGCGTGTGGGTGACTTGAGCGCCGGCACGCAACGCAATCTCGCCGACTGCCAGCGAATAGAAAAACGAACTGCCCACAGTCGGCGACCCGTACTCACGGTTCTCAAAGGCCAGCGGAGACACAACGACCGATTCCACACGCAGTTCCGGTGATTGAAACTGTGTCAGTTGCCGGCTTGCCAGATGGGCGACCGTTGCATCCGATTCGCACAGCAAGTCCGATCGGGACAGCAGACGATCGCCATACAGCGATCGAGACGTGTCCGATGCGACCCGCTGCGGTGTCCCACCGACCGCCTGATACTCAACAATGTTGGTGACCAAGTCACCGTTGTAGGCGTAAGCGATGTCCTGAAACACAACTCGACGGGTGAACTGGTCTGATGCCTGATCGCCGAACTGCACGTAGTTAGACAATCGCCCTTTCTCGGCTTGAGCGTTGAGACCATCGAAGCAAGCGGTGCCGTCGGGTCGGGTGTAGAAGTAGCCGCCCTCGGAGTCTGCGGTGATCTGCAAAAGCGACGTTGCGTCGCCCTCCAACGTCGTGGCCTGCAGCGTTGTCTCGCCCTCGTCAATGCTGCGAGGACCATCCCAGCCGGCAGCGTCCAAGATTCGATTGACTCGAGCCCCAGAAGTTTCCCCGGCACCCTGCGCTGTTTGCGCGAGCCCGGTCCACTGACTCAGCCTGGACTCGACCCCAACAGCCGCAACCTCGACAATCGAATCAAAACCCATCTGCGGGTACTTCTGATCCCAAGACTGAATCAGCCCGGTGAACAGCACCCACGAATACGAGCTACCACCAGCCGAGGTATACGTGGCCCGAATGCGGATCTGACGCAACACACCAATGGTGGTGGACCCGCCGCTGCGATACGGGCTCGCCGTGTTCGTCGGAGAGAACCGGCCGTCAGTGTTCCCCAACGTGATTGACGCCGTTGACGTGTTGTACCGGTTCGTCTGCCGGGAGAACTGGTGCGAGGTTTGGATGCTTTTGACCCACTGCGTGATGTCGGTCCATTCGGGTCCGTAACCGGTCCACTGTGCGGTGGCCGAATCCCAAGTGTCCTCATCCCACTGCGTGAGCCCTGACGGGGCCGGCGGTGGACCAACGAACGACACCGGCCGGGACAGATCGGCCTCGACGTACAGGGTGACTGCGCCACCCCAACCTGTCGTGCCCATCAGTTCCTCCAGCCAGTGCCATTCATGCGCTCAAACCTGCGGATCGCTTCCACGACATCGGCACCATCGGTGCCAGGGGGCATCGTGATGTTCACCGTCATGGTGTTCCCACCACCACCGCCGGCCATGGCATGTGAGGTGGACAGTGCGTTGACCACCGAGCCGCTGCTTGAGGGAATAAACAGCTCAGGGCCGTGCTCGCCGACAAGCGACATGCGCCCGGCTGGGAGAGAACCACCCGAGGCGTTCTTGAGTCGGAACCCACCTGAGTTGTCGGGGGTGTTGTTCATCATCCAGTTGATGATTGCTTCATGGGCGACATCGGAAGTGATGTTGATGTGTTTGGCGTCAGGGATCGCATTGACCGTGTCGGCGATTGATTGAAGTCGGCCACGCAGAAGTTCGGCGGTGTCGTGATCAATGCGATGCGCTGTTTCTAGGGCGTTGATTTTGTCAATGTTCTGCTGCAGCAACTCAGGGTGATCTTGCAATTGGCCTTTCAGCAGATCCATTGAAGTGACCATGTCCAAAGCCGCTCGGCCCGAACCGTTCTGAGCGTCACGCAACGTGTCCTGCGCCGCCGCCAGATCCGCTGTCGCTTGCAAATACTCAGGCGATTTGTCGCCGTGCTCGCGCAGCGCCTGTTCCTGCGCCTTTACTGCAAAGAACACTTTCTGCGTGGCGTCAGTAACCGCCTTTTGGGCGTCCGTGTATTTGATGGCTGCATCGGAAGCTGCGAAGAACGGATCAAACTGCGCCTTCAGGGTGTCCGCCAAAAGTTTTGAAGCTTCGGAGTGGTTTGAAGTCGCATCGGCGGCAGCCTGTTCGGCGCCAGCAAGATCAAGTGCGGGCGCTTTTGACTCCTCAAGGGCCGCTTTCTGATCCTCAAGGTTTTTGATCTGCTGCTTGTGAGACTCGCGCTGCTTGTCTGTCCCAGTGATCACTTCGAAAAGCTTGCCAAGGGCGTTGCCCGACGGAGCTTCCATGCCTAGGTCTTTGAGAGCTTGCTTTTCTTTGTCAATCTCTGCGGTGAGGCGAGAGATCTTCTGTTCGTCGGTGCCGTTGCCGGCAATGTCGCCTCGAGCGCGCACATAGTCACGCGCTGCATCATTGGCGGCAGATTTGAGCGCCATCATCGCTGCGGCGATCGCAGCAATTGCCAGCACTGCGGGTCCGCTGGGAATGGGCATATTCGACATGCCCGTCATGAACGTCTTGATGCCCGAGATCGCCGACGGGATCACCGAGACGATGTTTTTGAATTGACCGACAATCAGCGCAATGCCGCCAGCAGCGGTCAAGCCAATGCCACCAAAAGTGACCAAGGGACCGATGAAGTCCTTGAGGGGTCCGGGTATGCCCGCAACAATGTCAGTGAACTTGGTGAGAATCGGAATCATCTGAATCCCGATCTGGTTGCGAACCCCAGACAGCGCAGCGTCCAACTGGCGATGCGCAGTGATTGACTTGCGCACAGCATCAATGTTGCCTTGCGACAACACCAAGCCCATCTTCTCGGCCTCGTCGGAGAGCTCCTTGATCCCCTGAGAACCTTTGTTCAAGAACGGCATCAGATCCATGCCCGCTCGACCAAACAACTGAAGTGCCGCAGCTGTCTTTTCGGGGCCGTTCTCCATCGCGGCAAACTTGTCAGCAACCTCGGGAAGAACCGAGCCCATCGAGCGCAACTTGCCGGACGAGTCCCGAACCGAAATGTTCAGTTTGTCAAACGCAGGATTGCCCGCTTCCATGGCCTTTGACAGCTTGCCGAGACCAGCGCCCAATGAATCCACCTGGACGCCGGACATCTTTGAGGCGTAAGCCAATTTGGAAGCTTGCTCGGCTGACATACCGGTGTAGCGCTGCAACTTGAGCGTTTCCTTGCCAAGCGCCTCGGTGGTGTTTGTTGATTGGATGGCAAACGACACAAGGCCGGCACCTGCGGCCATGAGCCCTGCGCCGATCTTGGTGGCAGTTCCCGAAAATTTCGAAGCAGTGCCGTCAGCTTTGGCGGCGTTCTTCTCAGCTTCGCCGGCGACCTTTTTCATCTCACTGATCGCACCGGAAGCGTCGCCGGTGATCAGAATTGCGAGCCGCTCAACAAGGGCCATGGTTCACTCCTTGGGGACGAGCAGCATCCTCAGATCACCGAGGCGCTGGCGGCGGATTACATCAGGGGGCCAACGCATGTCTCGAGCAAAGATGCGCAGGTAATCGGTCAGGCGGCTGAGTCCAAAGGGGCCGGTGACACGACCTCGCGTTTGATGCCCTTGAGAAGATCAACAACTTTGATCTTTTTGAGTCGAACTTCAACTTCTTCCATGGTCAGATTCAGCCGTTCGGCCATGCAGACAGCAAGAATCGCCCGGCAATGGCTTGCCGAGCGCACCGGTTCAATTTCGCCCCAAGTGCAGCCTGCGACCTTTTCAATCATGAAACATTCGTCAAGGGTGAGGTCGTCTTCGGTGACGTTCAGGTCTTCAAAATTGATGACCCAGCGCAGACCGGCGACGCCTTCGTTGAAGCGGATCTGAATTGCCTCGTAGATCGCGCTGAGGTGATCGTCGTAGTCGCCTGCGGCGATCCGGTTAGCGATGTTCTGACCTGAGGGTGAAGTCACAGTATTCCTTTCAATGCGCCGCCGGCCTGCTTGCCGAAGGACTTAGCGAGCTCGCCACGCACTGCGTGGCCATAACCGGCAGGAGCGATCCGCTGTGCTGCCGCTTTTGACTCGGGCCAAGCGCTTTGCTCACCTCGAGTTCCAGGGTGAAAGGCATACGCGCGCAGGTTGCCGCCGATGGTGAGCGCATGAGCCCCGCTGCGAGTGCGCAGCGTCCCCGTCTTTGCTTGCTGACGCACCGAGCCGTACTGGTTGTAATTGACTTTGATCTGCTTCTTGCCAATCACGCCACGGTTGGCTTTGAAACCACCGGAAGCGGACCGATCCGAGAACGCTGCGCCGATGCCGAGCCGTTGCGATTTCTTGCGAAGCGAACTGCGAGTGCCAAGCAACTTGGCGCCGATGAAGTGCCCTTTGGTCGGCATGTACAGCAAGTGGATCGGGCCTCGATACGAGACCAGCGTGGTGGCACCAGTGCCACCTTTGACGTCGTAACCGACGTTCCACTTGCGCCGGCCGATCTTGGCGCCGAGCTTTGCACCGTGACGGGCAGCAACGCCAAGCCAGGCGGTCTTGACCTCCATGCCGACGGACCCGGCAGCTGCACGGGTCGCGTCGGGCATGGTGTTAGCCGCTTTTTTGCAGCCGTCGACAAGGTGACGCACTTCGCCAGGCTTGAAGAGGCCGGGCATGAATCAGGAGGTGGTGCGGGTGAGGTCGCCCGAGCGGGGCCATGTAACGCTTGTCGTTGAAAGGTCCCCCACCTTGCCCTTGACTCCAGCGCCGGTGGCGGTCACAAGGTACGAACCGGAGTACAGCGGGTTGGTGGCTGAAGTCGCAGCCGAGGTGGCCTTCACGGTGCATGTGATGACCGTGCCTCGAGCGCTCCACAGTGTGGAGTCAACCTTGCCGGCGGCGTAGTCCTGTTGGAACTCAATGGTGATGCCACCATCTTTGAGCCCACCGATGCGGGTATGCGCACCAGAGGAACCGAAGTTGGTGGTGTCGATGTCAGCGGTGCTGTCATCGATTGTCACCGAAGTGACGTGGTCGCTGAGGTCCACCGAGTTGACGGTGATGACCGGGCTGGTCAGAACAAAAACGGCCATGATGGCCTCCTTGGTACGCGAAGAAACCGCCCGCAGGCGGCTTCAGTTGGATTGGATACTGCGGTTACTGAATGGCGACAAATGCGGCGTATGTGACCGAGCCGGTCGTGCCTCCCAAGGCACAAGCGACGCGCCAGTAGGCGTCAGTGGTTACGGTGGCGGACGAACCAAACGAACCGCCGGTCGTGCTGCGTGAGAGGCTTACTGACGTGGTGTAAGCACCAGCAGTGCCGGGTGTTGTTGGGTTTCGCTGGCAATTGAACGTCGGCGACCTGTCACCGGTTATTGAAAAGACGTGCACGCCGAAATAGACGCTTTGACCGGCGGCCACTGGCCCAAGATTGAAAAGCGCGCTAGTCGGAGTTCCCGTTGAGACTGTTTGCTTAGCGGCAAGCACCGTTCCCTGCAACACACCTTCGGCTTGCGCTCCGGAAAGCGTGGCGTTGATCTTGGCGGCGTCACCGACTTTCATCGGGTCCGAGATTGACTTCAGCATTGCACGAGCGGCGTAGCAACGATCACCGGCAGTGACAGTGCCGCCAGTCGGAAACGCAACAGCGGTGACGAGCTCTACAACACCGCCACGGTCACCGAAAAACGCCGGCTCGGAGATGGAGGTGTCAAGGAACGTCATCAGTGAGATGTTGGAGTCCTGCAGCCCCCCGATGCGAGTGTGAGCGCCGGCCGAGCCGAACGTGGTCACGTCCACATCGGCGTACATGGTCTCAATGGAGAGCTCGTTGGCGACCGACGTGAGGTCGTAGCCACCGAACCAGATGTTGCAATCTTTCAAAACCGGCATTGGTGCTCCTAGCGGGCGTAAACGGTGACATCGAAAGAGCCGCCCCAGTACTGCAAGGAGGCAACCTCTTCGGCGTTCAACGGGCGGAAGTCGGTGACGATCAGCGACTCGGCGAAACCATTGAGGGTGGGGTCATCTTCAATGGCGGCACGCACCGACAGGACACCGGTCGGATCGGCGTACTCGTCAAGGTTGTGGGCCGCTTCGTCAAGTAGCCCCTGGGCGACGAGGACCATGACGCGGAAGCTGTACTGCTTCAAAGCGCCATCGCTGTTGAAGCTGGCGTGATAGGTGATTGACGGTGTGACCACCACCGCTGCTGGTGGTGTGATCGAGCCGGGCTCGGCGCCGTACACCTGCAACCCTTGAATGGTGGAGAGTCGGTCAACGAGGCCAGCGCGCAGCTGGGCGATCGTGGCCATCAGGCCATACCGAGAATGGAGTCACCGTTGCGATACGGGCGCAGCAAAGCAACAGCCTGCGGGGACATGCGCCCGATACGAACGGCGCCCATCTCGTTGAAACCGGCAACACCAAACGGTGCTTCACGAAGCTTGAAGATCTCGCCGGCCATGATCAAACACGACTGGCGGATCGCTTCGGGCACAGCAGTCCAGCCCCACTTGGCGGTGACCTGAATGGTCGGTGTCTGCGTGTTCATCGGCAGGATCGGCTTGTTGAACCGAAGTCGCCATGTGGGCAGACCATCAAGACCATCAGCGGTGCCGTTCAGCGGTTCCACTTGGTAATCGGTGGACACGGTGTAGGTCTTGTCGTATGTGCCGTCATCGGCGCTCGAGGCTTTCACCGAGGTGATTGACCAGGCGTCATCAATGAGAACAACTCGGGTGTCCTTCGAGTAATAGACCCGAGCGGTGGCGGTGCTATCAGCCCAGAACCGGCGAGCGCAGTAGGCGTCAATCTGGCGTGATGCCGTGGTGATGGCATGGGCAAGATCGTCGCCGTAGGTCACTGCGTTGACGGTCATGTAGCCGGCGAGATCAGCCGTGGTGGCGTAGCCGTTGGTCACTGAGACGGTCATAGCCCTTGTCCTTTCCACGGATTAAAGAGAAGCGAAAGCGCCACAAGTGGCAGCGCCCATGAGGGCAGACCGTCCACGCAGCGCAGAGCGAGCACAGGGGCTGCCCATTGGTAGAGCCGCACCGAGTCGGTGGCGGCGACGAGCTGCCCGTAGGCAAGTGCCAGTGCCACCTCGAGGCGAGCGTCAAGGAACGCAACAGCGGCAACGAGTCCACCCCAGGGGGTGAGCATCGTGCCAGCGTCAACCCACAACCCTCGGTGGTACTTCCTTGAGGCTTGAACAGGGTGGGCGATAATCCATGCGTTCTCAGCATCAAGAACGTCGTGGCCTTGGCGCATCAACCAGCGAACAGCGACCGGGACCAGCCCGATCAGCAGCCATGGTTGCCAGGCGTACACGGCAGACCACACAGGTGCGGTCTCTCGAACACAACCAGCAATCAGCACCAAGGCGATCGCTGCCGGCCAACAGATCGGCCACAGGACCGCAGCTGCGAGAGCGAGCGCCATGGCTGGTGCGTCAACGAGCACAGGGTGACGCCAGTTGAACCAGATGCCCGGCAGGGCGATCACTGCGACCATCCACACGCTGTGGGCGTAGACGGCGGTGAGTGCGCCTATGGCGAGAACTGAGAAGCGGGTGACGTATTGCCAGCGGCGGCTGT